CCCAGGTCTTACGACCATCCCCGCCTAATGTGGCGGGACCCATCGGCGAATTAGTGTAACTGCGCCGAACAGTGCAGATTGCTCCAACTGAGAGCCACCCTGAGAGCTGGAAGTTTCGGTTTCCGAAGCCGCCAGTAAACCCAAGAAGCACTTAGTTAGGGCGCCGTAACCCTCCAGTTCATCAGTACGATAAACTGGTGCGGGGACCCAGGCCCTTATTTCGAGGCGCTGGAGTTGTTTATTCCATCGCACATTTTTGTGTGCAGTGGAGTGACAACACCCCAAAAAGGAGATACGGCCCAATGCTTCACTAGTCTCGGATACGCACGGTATATAACCGACAATCCGCTTTATGCAATCAAGCATAAACTGGGAAGTGCTCCAATACCCTTTCAAGTAGAAAAGGTTGGCAGTCGCTACCCATGAGATAATTTGTGAAGCTTGTCGCCGGTTCTCAGGGCGCTCATGGTGAAGATACGTAGGTGTTACCTCGTATCCACGATAAGCGTCAACCCCACATGACTCTCGGAAGCTTCCGCTCACGAAAGTCTTATTGAGGTTCACCTTACAATTGTACTTTTGTAGGTGATCGAGAACCGTAACCGCTGCGTTTGTGGGGACGACAATGTCGTCACCGTAAACGTATAACTCTCTTGACACCTTAAAACAGTTGTCAAGGGTTATAGGGAGGTTCTGAAATTCCAACAGGGCAACTACACAAATAGTGTAGAAGTACATTGCCTCAATTGGAAAACAGAGAGCACTTCCCATCGACGCAAATTTACGCAGTGGAGATATGACATCACCACCGGGTAGTTGCGCCGCCCTCGAACGACATGAATCGATACTTTCCCATAATTCTGGGGAAGAACGAAACATCTCTTGGGCAAGCGAGAGAGGAACTCTATCGCTCGCGTCTGAGAGATCGATTGTTGCATATCGACCAGTCTTCGAAGCATCAATTGCGAGCTGCTGGTTAATCGATTGATCACGAAAATTAACGTGACCACGCGATAGCCAATGTGATTCGATCTTATCATAAAGATAGTCTCGAATCCCCTGCTGCACATATTGCATGCAACAAGGCTCTATTGCAATGATGCGGGGACTTTTGAGTGTTTTCGGGACAGTAACAACCTTAACAGGTTGCTCCTCGTCCTCCGGTACGATCGATACCATTTCGAGCTCCCTTGAATCAACTGGTGTACCAAGAGGGTACCCATTGTCAACCAAGGGAAAATAAGGCTCGAGACGATCGTGCCAGCGTAACCATCGATACTTTCGGTTACCCGAACGTTTATCGGCGGTAGCACCAGGCCCATGCCTCGGGATACAAGCTGCAGACGAAAAGTCAGCAACCATAGTACCCCAGAGACAAGAAGAAACAGCCAAAAATTTGGCTGTGTCCTCATCTGGTATGGAAAACTTCTCAAAAGATCGCTCAATTGACGTGAAATTTTCAAGCGCGGCTGATACCCTTTTCGGGGTACAGTCGAGTTCCAACTTCTTGAATGTAAGGCATATTTGCCGTACAGATTCAATAATAGTAGGAAAATCACTTGAATCGCCTCCAAATGGGGGTTCCATTTCATGATCAAACATCCTCCCTGTCTCACGGTCAAACAGCCGACCGATCATACCCTGCAAAAAGCAAGGGATTGATCCACCTTTTACCCTTCGAAAGTTGGGAAAAGATGAGGTGTCGATATATCCAGATGCAAGGCTTTTTTCAAAACTCTTGCAAAAATCTGGTAAGGTAATCGTTAAGAACGATATACCTCCATGTTTGACCCGCGACCTTATAGTTTCAAGGTCGCGTAAATCAGAGACATCAGCGATACACTTCATGGAAGCGTCTTTATAGACTAGTTCCATGACCCTTATATGGTCACTTACGTTGCTTTTCAAGCTAACCTCCTAAAATAGAGGTAACACTTCAAGCCACGTATGTCTCCCATGCTGATGCCCTACGGGCAACAGCCAATCTGTCACCCGCACCTTAAGTACCGTTAGGTACCAACATGTTCTTCACGCATTTTTTCCATAGCCTCATGGAGGCTCGGAGCAGAAGCACTGGAAAATTTTACGTTTCCAATGCCAGGCTCTGACTGGACGTGGACAATAGTGGAATCAGAATTTGATCCCCTATTGAACGCGGCCTCAAGCACTAGCGGCACAAAGACCGATAGTGATTGCTGCAAAAGTGCCCACCAAGGCGAGTTTCGCCTCGATGGAGTAGCTGGATTTGCCATAAAGCTTATCCTCCTCTTGTGAAAAGTGTGGAATTCTCGGGTTATTACTCCGAGAACAGTATGTACGGAGAGCCTTACGACTCTTTACCGTACAACTTACCCACGGTGGTGCTGTCTAACCAGGTTTTAAACCCGGTAATAAGATCGTTCACCTGAGTCGACGAGAACCCAGCTAAGGGTCTGTCGATAACCAGGTAGACGCTAAGTGTTTCGTAATCGTTGACAGCTGTCAACGGGTCCGGAACAATAGCGCGCTGATCGACGCGAGCCATAGACCGCAAGCGGTCTTTGACTGGAGTATGGCTTATTGAAAGCGTATACTCCAAATCGTTTTTCTGATATTGGGACTTAGTCCCTTCAGAAGAAACGCGAGGCATCGATTTTGCGACGGTCGCGACTGTGATAGATTGTGGATCGGAAAACAAAGTGGTTGACCTCCAAGGTTTGCGGAAGTTAATCCCATTCCAGTCCAGATCCATTCCAAGGACCTAAACTTGGTTGAAGCAAATGGGACGATTGACCATCCGGAGAATATTACCATCGCGAGATGGCCAGAGCTCCGGCGATCGCAAGTTGACGTGGGGACAATTGATCCCACGTCAGGTTGAAACCGTAAGGACTACCTGCCTCCTGACGCTGTTTGGTCTC